TTACTGAGAACTGGTTGGGGAGTCGGATTTTAAGATCATTACCAATTTTCGCACCGCTTTTTGCGTATTGATCGTCATATTGACGATTGATGGTTCCCACAAAATTTAATTTCTGATGTAGAACAGCGAGAGCTTCTTTAGTGATGATCGATGGGGTTAATAATGAATTAGCCATTTATCGATTACCTATTTTGTATACCCACGATACCGCCGATATTCGTCCGGTGTCATCTTGTCAGGATCTTTTGAAACTTTCCCTTTAGGTGTCACCGTTCTGGACGGAGTGGGCGCATTAGTTTGAGTGGCCGACCTTCTTTTTTTAGCGTTAATAGATAGAGCCGTGCTGATTCGCGTCAAATCTTTCAATGCCTCGATATCGCTCTTTCGGTTAATCGAATTTGCAATATTCTGGTTATTTGCCAGGTAATAGGCAACTGCTGGTCCGTTGCTCATTTCAACGATCTGATTCGCAACAAAGTCACTCTGTTCAAAAGCAGGATTGGTTACCTTTTCTTTGAAATCAGGATAGTCGATTGAAAAGTCGTTTGATTTTTCTACAAAGGTTGCTGAAGCGATCTGCTGCTTCTTTGCCTGTAGTTGAGCCAGTTGGGCTTGCTGTTGCTGTTGCATTACCTGAGAAACATTTTGAGCGTTCAGATTAGCCGTATACTGAAGAACTGCTTGCTGGTGTCTGCCTTCATCATAGTCGTAGTCTTCAAGTCTAGGGTATGTTTGTGGCATATCCTGGGTTTGAGGCTGACTTTGAGATTGCAGATACGCAACTTGTTGCTCTAATTCAGATACTCTGGTGTTCGCTTCATTTTTCTGTCGTGCCAGTTGTGAGATTCTTTCCTGAACAGAGTTACGCTTTTTCTGCTTCTCTTCTGCTAGTTTTTCGGGTGTCTCTTCCCCGGATGACTCTTCTGCGGCTTTCTCCCCGGTTTCTGGAGTTTCTACTGCTTCAGAGGTTTCGCCCTGTTCAGGCTCGGGAGCATCTTGTCCGGCTTGCTCTATTTCCGTTGGCAATATTTCAGCCTCAGCTATTGCTGCATCAGTTTCCATGAGTACGTCTCCACGAATGTTTACCTTGCTCAGAGGGCAGCAAGTAAGCCCACGCTTTTACGGTGCGTTAAACCGATTGATCTTCTTCGCCATAAATTATTGACCCTGCAACTGTTGCAGGTAATCCAATAGAAAACATCAAGTCCTGAAAGGCTTTTCGTGCCGCAGTTCTTTCAACGTCTGTTTCGTATGTTTTCAAGCGGGTTATTCCGTATTTTTCTAAAATTTTTCTGATCTGTGGTTCAGATCCTTTAGGAACAATTGCCCCTCCGAATTCTGATAGATCAACAACTCGTTTAGGTTTTGCTTCAAAATACTGAGTTGGCGCAGAGCGTAACGAATCTTTATACTCGTTGATTGCGTCTTTCAAATCATCTGGGACATCTTTAAATCCAACTTCTCGAAACGCAGCGTCTAATCCTTTTCGCTCTGATATTTTTATCAATTCACCTACTTCATCAACAAAACCAAAACGATCAGAATTAAATTCATAATATTTTTTTAAATCATCGTGAATAGAAAAAAAGGCTTCGTTTTGCGCTTCTTTTAAATCTTCAAGTGCCTCTTTTGTTTGTATTTGATCTTTTCTTTCTCTTGCTTGTTTAAGTGATTTAATTGGTTCAGCAGTTGCGGCTCTTTGCGCCCCGATAGAGGATTGATTAAAATTTCCTCCTTCCTCCATATTTTGACCACTACTCCTCCGCATGACCTTTGTCACTTCTTCTGCGGTGTAGGGCGATATTTTTTGTCGATAAGGTTTTGTGTTTGTTGCATACATTTGTTTTGAAACAAAAACTTTTTCAGGTTCTAGCAAATCATTTATTTGTTCTTTTTGCCATTCTTCAAACTCTGTTTCTTTGTCACTTAAAAATGCAGCTAATTTATTTTCTTTTGGTAAGTCTTCTGTTTTAAAACCTTTTTCTAATGCGAATAATTTTTTTCCGGGTTTGCTTTCAAAAAACTCGGAAATACGGTTATAACTTTCTGGATACGCCCGATTTTTAGATGATAGTGACCTTAAATTCTCTATCAAACCGTAAGCATTCACATCCAGTTGTTCTAATTCTTTTGATGTCCCGAATTTTTCTTCAAAAATATCGTCTGCGTTTTTCTTTGCCAGTTGCATTGGTCTGGGAGCGCGGACTGTATAAGCGTCAGCAGAAAACATTTCATTGGTTCTGGAGGCTTTCGGATCAAAACTCTCGGGCTTCCCGACTAAAGTTATTTCTCCAAATCCCTCAAAGGGTATGTCTTCTTTTGTGACTGCTAGAGAAGGCATCGGCATCCCGCCAATCTCGTCAAAACTCTCTAACGCTTCTTGGCTTGTGTTCTGCAAAAACATTAGATTTTTATCAGGGTCAATTATTTCTTGTTCTATGTCTGCGCTTGGCTGCACTACTTTTGTGACTCTTTTAACAGCCGGAATCATCATCGCCATCGAGCCAAGTTCTCTCGCAGCGTCTTCGCCGAGTGTGCTTTGTACTCTGGGAATGATCTCCTCGTTTAGATATTTGAAAGCTGTATCAAGTCCGAGCGTGTCGGCTAGTTGACTAACAGAGTTTAAAAGAGATTGCATTCCTGCCTGACCCTCCATCGAGCGAGGGTTATAGGTGAGCATCTCTCTTACTTCGTCAGCTTGTTCAACCGCGCCGCTAAAAGGCTTGAACTTGTCTTCGGGATCATCGAGGGCAACCAGACCTACAGTCAATGCAGGAACTTCAGAAGCTACAGCAGAACCAGCCGTCAGGAGAGGCTCAAATCCTGCTAATCTGTTTGACTGTCTACGACCAGCGTAGCCTTCCAGAATGTCTTTAAGTCCGTTAGCCACCAGAGGACAATATACTGCTAAGTCGGTTTGCAGGGGCAGCGGGGCTTTGCATCTGCCCCATTTGCTGTGCTAAACGTTGGATTCTTTCCGTTCTGCCGCCTTGTGCGGGCATTCCACCCATGCCTCGCATCTCGCCCATTCCTCGCATTTGACCCATTCCTATACCTGCTGGTTCACGATAAGGGATGAAAGTTTGTAAGCCTGTGCCGGGGTCAATAACGATCTGGTATTTCTTACCGTCTTTGCCTGTCACCATTTGTCTTGGGTTATTGGGCAGTTCAGGCATTTCAGTTTGAGGCGTTGACGATGGAAGAGCCATGTTCGGTTTAGTCATCTGGTTAGCAAGTGCGTTAGCTCCTGCCATACCTGTGCCCGGTGTTTCTCTGCGAGACATAACCAAGTCTTGAGCCGGAGTTCGGTTTATTGGTTGATTCATTTGTCGTATCCACCTTTCTTTTTAGCTTTATTTTTTATTTTATTTCTAGCTTTTTTTGCCGCTTTCATACCCTCTTTCGTGTATGAAAAATGTTTATTTCCTACTCTTGGCATAACTGTCCCCATATATCTGGTTGTTTAAAATCATGGTTTTGCCCCACTTTGAAAGGCATACACCTTTGACATTGAACCTTGACTCAATGCTTGTTTTCATCGCCAAACACGAATCAATCTGGTAGTCGTCATCAAAGTCCTTGAAGTGAAACCAGGCAAGGTTGCTAATCAGGTAGAGCGTTGTGATCAAATTAACGGAAGCCCGACAGACTGCCTAAGACGCATCTGGGCTATTTCTTTTGTTTCGAGGTCTTCCTGGGCTTCTGCAAGTTTTAACTGTTCTACGGCTGACTTCACGGTATTCATCTGGGCTTTAGATTCTCGCTCTCTTGCTTCTGCTTGCTCTGTCATAACTTCCGCTTGCTTCAACGCCAATTCTAATTGAGCAGCTTGAGCTTCAATTTGCTTCGCTTGCTGGATCTGTTGCTGAAGTGCAGCAGCTTCCTGTTCATCCGGTTCGATAATTCCTGCCTTGACTCCCGCGCTTCTAAGTCGTTTGATCACCTCATCGCCGCCTACGAGATCAAGGTTCTTGAACAACACATCTCCGACCAGTTCGGACATTGCAGGATTCTGGGAAATGATTGTAGACAACTGTTCTGCGGTTTCCTGCTTCCTTGTCGAGAAGGACGGACCACTGGCTACCTTGATATCGTAATTCCCAGCACTTAAATCCATTGTCTTGACGTACTGACCCGTCTGAGCATCCATCAAAGTCTTATTGATTGAAATGACTTCTTCTTTTTCGTCTTCTCCGACAATTCTGATTTGTCGCTCAGTGTCGTAAACGCTTCTAATCATGTCGATACAGATCCGGCCAGAAAGCTCGATTGCATCAACAAGCTGGTCCTGAAATTCAAAGTTAGACATTTCACCTTGAAACTGTCTTTTGCCCATCGCAACGCCTGAAATCTCCTGGCCTTGTTGCCCCAGATTCGCGTCATAAATTCCGGTGGTAGCTTTAATGTCTTCTGCTGCGAGTTGAGCATCCTGCATCAATCCGGGAGAACCTTGAGCCGGGGATTCTCTGTAAGGTTTTTGCCCCTGATCAAAATTAAAGGTCAACACTGGATCGTTTGAAACCATCATATTACGCCATTTCGATTCGTGACCCTTGATCATTGCTGGAGTCACAAAGTAAGGCTGTTTAGGCGTGAGGGCCGTGACCTCTACTGCTACGCTTCGAGAGTAGTTATAAAGCCTCTGAGCATCTTTAGCTTTTCGGACCAGACCTCTTGAAATGAATTTTCCGTTGATGTTTGATGTTTTGCCAAGAACAGGAACGATCGGAATATACCGCCCGACACACTCGACTTCTTCAAGAATGTTGTTCGCCGTTATTTTAAATCTTTCCAGTTTCCTTTTCTGCACCTTCCTTGTCTTGCCGAGCGTAATACCTTGAAGGTTTAACTCGTCCCTGACGGGCTGTACCTCTTTTAAATCTAGCACTCTGCCGTCCGACAACTGAACCAATGTCGATTCTTCAAGCACGATTCGGTAGTAGTCAGCAACACGAACATAATCTTCCGTGATCCATGTCTCTGAGGTATTGCTTGTCAGGAACTCACTCTCTGAAACGTCTGGTTGGTCTGGATAAAGCCTGTCGAATTCTTTTCTTTCCATGTCCTGAAAGAGAAACCCGAAACGTGCTTCTGTTGTTCTTTCTGCCTGAATGATCGGGTCAATCAAAACCGAAAAAGGATTTTTCACTTCTCGAATTAAAATGTCCTGATCAAGAGAAACGTCATCAATGTAGTCGTGATCTACAAGGAAGCATCCAAAGCCACCCTTAACGGCAAACTTGAAGGCCGTCTTGATTGCCTGTATGCCTCTCTGGTCAATTTGACGGATTAACCCTTGGTAGACTTCAGCTATGTCTTCATCGCCTTCCTCGGCGGCTCTGATTTTCACAGAGGGCATATTGCTGAGTTGCCCTCCGATCACTCTGTCTACTGAGGTAGATAATTTGTCAAACGTCAAACAAGGGCGGTTAGCTCTTGATTTGAGCATCTGATCAGACCACTGCCCGTCCTCGTCGTCATCGACGAACTTTACGTCCTCGACAGCCTCTTCGTAAATATAGCTCCATGAGTCAGAGGCGCTTTCAAAACGGTCTAATGCCTCCGCAATAATTTCCTGCTTGTCTTCTTCGCTTCTCTCTTTCATTTCACCATTCACTCGCAAATTCTAATTCAGGGCTGTCAATATATTCTTCAAATCCCTGAGCAAACATTCTAAACGCATCTGATCCGTTGCTTGCTGCATTGTGCAAAGGCACTTTTCTAAACGTATCGTGCTTGTCATCGAACTGGTACTGATAGTTTGAGAGAGCTTCTAAACCCCCCTCACAATTTTCCTCATGGAACCAGCAAGATTTAAATTTATCTCGCACCATCGCAATACCATCTTCAACGCTGGCAATCCTTGGGACAGTGGTAATCGGACGGATTCCCAAACCTTCCAGGATGTCTCTCCTGCTTCGGTTGTTGCTCCCTAACGAGATGACCTCAACGTCGTGAGGAAGATAATGTGTTCCGTACAAATAATTTTTTTCTTTCAAGACCCGAGCGTAATGGTCTAAGTCCACTAGGCGGTGTTCATAAAAATCAATAAATCTTAGCTCTTTCCCGACTGACTGCATAAACCATATTGCAGTTGAGTCGTTCCTACCGAGATCCCAAAATGTATGCACCTCTAAGCT